CTTTTGGTATGGATATAAATTAAAAGGTATTAATCCTTTATCAAGGTGGATTATTTTACAGTATTTATCCGCAAAATAATTAGGGTCCTTAAGACATTTATTATATTCGACTAATTCTTCTTTAGTCCATGCGTGTTCTACGTCAGCTCCCCTAACATTAGGGTTGCCAAGATACATACTTTCTCTACCCATCTGGTTCTTGCTCTATTACTATTTCATCACGCAACATTTTTTGTAGCTCGGCAGTAGAACCAATAAATACATTATTGTTTGTTGGGTCTCTACTTAGAGCAGGTAGGTCTTCTTTATCAACTTCCTTTTTACTTTTATGAAGTTTAAGAATCTTCTCCCCAATTTCAGCATTGTTTTTAATTAGTTGACCTAATACCTCAAAGGCTCTTGGATGTTCTGATTCACGTGCAAGGTCTAACATAAGCTCAATTGCTTCATCTCCTTGTTCGGCTAAATCAAAAAGTTGTTTCCTTACGTCCTCGTAATCTTGGTCAACCTTCTGTAGGGTGCTCATAATATGTGTTCCATAAATCTAATACTCCTGCTGCAGTTCTACTCTCTTCTTTATTACCGCCCGTGTAGGGTATAGCAAGTTGTTCATTAATCAAAACTTGATTGGCATCAACGATACCGTCTTTTGTTGAGACTGAAAGAGTTCCTAATATTCGTCCAAACTTTCCTTTCTTTTGTTTCTTAGTAACTAATGTGAATTCTCCATTAGCTTCTGCTAGTAATTCTTCTAATCTATGCTTAGCTGCTTTACCCCAAGATTTCTCAGCTAAATTTCTTGTTCTACTCTCAGGAGTATCTATACCCATTAAACGAATCCTCTCTTTAATAAATATTTTAAATCCTAAGTCTAACTCTGCGTCAACGGTATCACCATCAACGACTCTTAATAATGTTGCTTTATAATTATACATTGTTATACGTCCGTGTCAAAAAAGTTAATGGTTTCAGTATATGGTTCTTTGAAACCGCCTGCGCCATCAGATGTTGTAGTACCATCTATCGCTAGTGTCTCAATTTTATGAGTTGTTGGGTCAACGTTTTCTGAAAAATCAACTTCAGTATTAAGAATTTGTTTGCTCTTACCTAAGCCTCTATAATATCTAATACGAGTTCCAAAAGTTAATGTATAAACAATTGCTCTCCTAGTAACTAAATCTCCCTCATAGTCATCATTTAAAGTGACACTCTCTAAAACTATCGGAGTGTCTGTGGATATATCCATATCTGGAATATCCTTAATTGTTACTGTATATTCTGGCTGGAACATTGGAAGTATCTGCTCTAATAATTGTAGACCTTCATCTTGAGTTGCAGCTAATATATTTAATTCGAATCCAACCTTATATACGGCTGGTGCTCCTAACTTATGCAATTGAAGTGTATCACCTACAACAACCTTTGTATAACTTTTGTGTTTAGATACCCGTGCATTAGCATCATATTCCATAGATGTTATTTCAAAGGATATGCGTGGAAGCTTAAGAGCTATATTAGGGTCACGTGTTTGTTCAGTTAATCGCGCAAGGACCTTACTCCTTGGTGCATATGCTAAAGGAACTTTAATTTTTTGTAGTACCTTCCCAGCTGAATCTCTTTTATGGACCTCTAAGTCATTAAACATAGAGCCAAATACCGAGACCATCCGACGAGTTGATTCATGATACCACCAATTGTCAAACATTATGGGTCTCCAAATGGATTAGTTTCTGTGAAGTCTATAACACTATCACCTGCAAATTCAAACTCATCATTATCTGCATATACATCCAAGTTATATTCAGTCTTAGTAGTACCTGTTAAGTCAACAGTAATCTCCCTTGAACTACCAGAGTTTTGACCAACTAATAGCCGTGTGGCATGAACAGCTGGTTGCATAAAGGTTCCATCACCATTTGTTGATTGATGTGGGGATACAATTAACGTAGTATAAGTAAGTGCATCCACTTTTTCATAGGCCGCTACTTTGCCAACAATATTGATGTTTGTGGCACTATCATCAGTAGTTCCAGTCCATTGATGAACGTACTCACCAATTTCAAAATGGTTCGAATCAGAGGCGGCAGTGGTAGTATAGCTATATGAGTTAGCATTTATTAATTCTATGTTATCTATTTCAGGCCAGCCCGTATCAAAATTTTGGTCATTATATTCAAATAATTCAGCCGTAAAAGTATAAACTGGAAGTGTGGCCAACTGATAGAACGGTAGCTTAGGCTCTACGTACTTTATTTCGAACAGCCTATTGGTCATTGTCATCCATAATAAATCACCCTCAGAGGGCATATTCGTGACCGTATTTCCAAATATATCTGACAAATTCTCACCTACAACACTATGCCAACGCTTCTTAGGGCAAACAAATGTACCTTGGTCTCTAATCTCTAAGCCAAATTTCCCTAATAGATTACCATCACCCTCGAATCCATCGACGTTTTCTAAGTACATTTCTATTGGGTAGGCGTGACGATATTGATTTAGAGTCTCATTTAATAATGCATCCTCATAGATTTGCTCACGCGGAATATAGACAACATCTTGTCCAAATATTTTTATACTCTCTAAAACCAAATCCTCATAAAGGTTCTGTTCAGATTGTACAGCGCCTGAAAAGTATACTGATGTAGCCATTTATTATCCCATTAAAAAGTTGTCTGGAGTCATCCAAGTCAACCTACATTCTTCTTCTAATAATCTTATCTCTTCTATGGCATCATCAAACATTTGTCGGCCATTCATTGTTATACCGCCTGGGAGTTGGAAGCCCTCGAACTTCATCATATTTCCACCCCATTGGCGTTTGATTAATGCTGTAAGATACTTCTTTAAATATAAGTCATTATATACATCGGCATATGTTGTTGGGTCTATAATTGAATATGCTTCAATCACTATATAACTACCAGCACCCAAATCCCCAAAGCCTTCGTCCATGTGAAGTCTATTCATATGTCTACTAAACCTTAAATGTTCTACACTATTTAAACTAGACTCAATTAAAGATAAATGTCTTAATGATTGCTCATATGTTTGGATTTGAGTTGACAAACCTTTAATCATAAAGACATCATTAAGCCTCATATGATAACCCATGTCAAATAAAGAACTACCAGATGATTGGCCACCCTGTAACATCTGTAAAACAGCCGTAACGTTATCACTTACTGTGATATAGTTATTAGTTATATCATCAGCAGTAAGTTCATGCTTTAAATATGTACGAATAACAGCATCTGAATGGAATTCTTGGTAGAATTGTATTGCATCATCAGTGCGGTCTTCTATCTGGTCATCGTCTACATTAATTTCAATCACCGGAGAGCCCAAAGCTCTTAAGCAATATTCCTGTAATGTAGCTCTTGTAGTTGGTTTTGCCATTTCATTTCCTTATATCTATGTATTATTTATATAATTACGTCCATCCAAACCAGGATTTAACCTTCTCAATTACTCCAGCATATCTTGAAGTTTTTATTTCAGCCAATAGACTTTTTGCTAATAACACAACTGGAGCCATTTGTGCTGATTTAATAACCAAAGCTTTGGCTTTCTTTATATGAATCAAGAAAAAACCATTTAATCTAGCTAGTGTTGCTGCATCTGGGTTAGTATGATGGTTTCTTGTATATATTTCTTTTGCAGCATCTTTATCTCCCTTGGCTAATAGTGCAAAATTAGAATCTCTTGATTTTTTACTATGCAAATGAACAAATGCTAAAGCCAATACCTCATCATATGTTAATGCATCTAATTTTTCTTTATGTGTCTTATCAGAATTTGCAAGTGTTGTTAACCATAAGGGTGTGGGTATCTCAGTTCCAAGTGGAATACCCCAGGGTTGCCATAACCTTGTATCTTTTCTTTCATTAAATCTTTTTAAATGACCTATATATCTATTCACTGCAGTCTCAACACTTTCTTCAGTAAATTGGACATAGCCATAAGCAGTATTTCCTTCAATTCCAGGTGAAGCATTCTTTTTCCAATCTGATTCTATACCAACCAACTCATCCATAAACCATATTATATTACCAGCAAATTGGTCATAATCAAAATCAGCAATTTGTTCTGTAGTAAAATAACCACCACTACTTTTTTGGAATCTCATTATGTCATCATACACTAACACACTAGCCTGGGTCAAATATGAACCAGGTAATTCTTTTAGGTTTGATTTTTGTGAATAGTCTGTAGTAGATGCTACTACATTAATATTAGTTTGTGCCGGAGTTGGTATAGCCATAATTAATATCCATAATAAAGGCCTTATTTTTTTATAGTTAATTTATTACGCCTTTGATTTACTTTTGATGGATGAATTCCAGCATCAGAAGCTGCGCGGTATTTTGCCATTGTCTTTTTTAAATGGGCATTCATTCTAGCAAGTCTCTTGGCACGCCTTGCACCAGGGTTTTTTTGAGCCTCATCAGTATAGCCATTCTCATCTAAGTATTGTTGAAATGTTTGCATTAGTAATTATATGATGGTGTACTACCACCAGCACTATTTAAAATTTGATTAAATAAATCCTCATGCTGTTCCATAATCTCCTCATCTACATTTAACATTTCGTCCATTTGGTCTTGCATTTTTTCAACTTGTCTTTCTAATTTATCAACCTTATCATCTATCACTGCTTGAGTGGTACTTAAACTAAACGTTTGTGTCATTGTCCAACCACCCAAAGCTATGAGTAGTCCCAGCAATAACATAACAATCTGGTCTTTCATTATCTTTTATAAATTGCGCTTAAAGGTTTCTTTTTCCTAGCATTAGGAGCCATGTTTACACCACCATGTGCATTAGCATTAGCTGCTGCATCCTCTTTAAATTTGCCCATAATTTGATTAGATGTTCTCTTAAGTACTTCTTCTACTTCACCATCATATTCATAATTGCCTTTGTCTATATGAGCATCGGTATTAAACTTTGGTGTCTTAGCTTCACGTGCTTTCTTAGCTTCACGCTTTGCTTTAGCCTTTTCTTTTCGTATCATTGCTTCTTTAAAGCCTTTAGTTCTACGGTCTACTGAAACTTTTTCTTCAACATTTTCTAAAGTATGACCTAAAGCTGCATCTACTGCGGCAAAGTATTTCTTTTGTGCAGCTTTATTTAAATTCAGAATGCCACCTTCTTTTCCTAATATTCCAAACTTTTTCCTTACTGCATCAACTCTTCTCCAATATTCTTTTTTATTTCCTTGTACAGGCTTTACTTTTCTAGCTTCCTCAACACTTTCATTAGCTATTCTAAGAATTTCCATAACATCTGGATTATCAGTTAATCCACCTCTAATCTTTTCAATATCAATCATAGCTTGTTGCATATTACCTGAATTCTTTTTAGCAATAGCTTGAACTTTTGATTTTTGACCAGCATCCATTACAGGATATGATTTACCTAACTTACCACCTCTTATGGTTTTCCCTTTTTTAGCTGGACCCCATTTTGCTTCTTTAACTGATTCATGTTCAGCATCACCATGTCTGGTTTTAGTTCTTTTAGCATCATTGTATTGGGACCAAGCAATAGCAAATGCTTCTTCATCTGTCTTGCCATCTGCTTTTAATTTCTCAACAAAGTCTTCCATACCAGGAGGAGCTTTCTCTTGTTTTGAATCATAGTAATCCTCACCCTGTAAGTCAGTAGTGGTATCTGGGTCTAAATCATCCATGTCCTCATCGTCATCGTCATCATGGCGTAGGGAATGGTCTTCTTCAACACCTGAGTAATTACCTCTGTCATCTTCTACATCGGTATCATCTTTAAAGTCATCCTTATTTTCCATTAACTCTGGGAATAAAGCTTTAATATCTGAATCATCCATTCCATAATCATCACTTTGAAGGAATGCTAAGATTTTAGCTTTATCACCGGTGATTTCTGCACCTACTCTAGTAGGTTTAATTTTAATTTTGAATTTAGTTGAAGCAAATTTAATAAAAGCTTTTTCACCACCCTTAAAATCTGATGCATCTAAATCTATATCAAGTGCATCCTTAGGTCCAAGCTTACCACGTCCACCTCTTAATTTTTCTTTAATTTCACCTTCATAAACAAGTCTAATAGTATGTTTAGCTATTTTAGGAGTGATTACACCTTCAACATAAAGTTCTTGGTCAATGTCAAAGTAATCAGCTATATCGGTCTCATCAACTCCATAACCAATACCATCGTTGGATTTACCAAGTCCCCAAGCTAAAATGTCAGATTTTTTACCAGAAGCTTTATGCATATACTCAGTACCACCACCACCAATATATTCAAGTTTAACTTTATACTTCTTTAAAACTGCTTTATAATAAGCCTCATCAGTTTTCCATTTATTAGGAATGACTATATCAATTTCAAAATAATCTTTACCACGTCCAGAAAATTTACCTGGTTTAGCTTTTAATTTTTCTGTGAGTGCCTCATCTTTTTCATTATCACCGTCCCAACCTTTATCAAGCGCATTAAAGAATTTGGTCTTTTTATCTCCCTTAAGTTCTGATGGTGAGTCAGCTCCGAATTTCTTAAGAAGAGAATTGAAGAATTTCATGTAGGCTTCTTTGCCGCCACTTGCTTCTCTAATGTTTTTAAGTGATTTCATATTTAGTCCTGTTTATTAAAATGTGTCTCCATCATTACTTGGAGTTTTGTTAATTCTATCATAATTTCATTATACCTTTCAGCCGAAGCTATTCTATATTCAGTATTAGTTTTAACGTCACTTATGATATTCATTTGGGTATTCGTTATTGACGATGCCCACCAAACTGCGGCCATAGTTTGTGCAAATATAGCCATGAATAAAGCAACACCACTGTTCCTTATCCAATTTGGTATCCTTGTCGACCTATGTCTCCAAGATTCTAATTCTTTTTCCTGTCTTTTTAAGGCCAGGTGCATTCGTTCCAATCTTTTCTCGATGTCGAGAAGTTCGCCATTAGCCATTTATATCTCCCCGATACAACAATTTATGTATATATTTATACACTACCAATTTTCTAAATGAGGAATGTATTCAGCCATAGCGTGGTCTGCAAAGTTATCAACTTTACCATGTTTTAAGCCACCCCACATACCTTGCATTCTATCTTTGAATCGTCTATGCCATTTGAATTTACCATCATCATCAATAGAACCATCATGCCTTATATACATTAAATGACCATCATGTCTATAACCCATAATCCTAAGAGGTACCCTTGTGACTATATCATTATTATTTTGCCACCTATAATGAGTAAGCTTTAATGATTTAACATACCCAGGCCACCCAACTCTTGGAGAACCATAAGTAAATAAAGCTTCTACGTTAGTAAATTCCCATCTTAAATGACACCTACTAGCCATGATTGTAGCCATTGCAGCTCCAAGTGAATGACCACAGAACCATAATTTTTTATCAGTGGTTTCAATGTCAGGTTTTACCATAGGCCAAAGCTCATCTACCTCAGCTTTAAATCCCCTATGAACTCTACTAACGGTCTCTGATTTAACGGGAAATGCTTTAAGGTCTGCCTTTAAGTCATTGAATTCTGTTGGTTGTGTGCCACGACATGCAACAACAACATCTGTTTTGCTCTCAAATCTATATGCTTGAGCCCCACCATTATCATAAAATTTTGTTTTAGTAAAGCCATGTCCCTTAGCAAGAGCTGTTACGGTTTTCTTTTCTCCGTATGCATCAGCCGCAAGCCTAGCAAAAAGGAGACTCTTCTCCTTTAAATTCATATCACTTATGCTCATTACATTGCTCCCCAATCCTTCCATGCTTTATATGCACCCCATGCTATGGCGGCAATTGCAACAAACTTAATCATTGATGTAGCAAATAATCCAACTAAACCAATTCCTATTAAACCTAAATTACTTCCCATTATGTTTTCTCCTCTAATTTAATTAAACGCTCCTCTAATTCCCCAATTTTTGCAGCAATCTTTGGATTAACTTTTTTCCATGCGTCTGGGTCTTGATTTAACCAAGTCCAACCAAACCTATCTCTTAATTTATCTGCAACTTTATCAAATTGTGAGTAACCCCATAAGCCTACCCGTGTATCTTTAATATAAAATAAACAAGCCGCACCTAACATCGCCCCGGCTATACTTGTATAAATCCATAGTGTATTTTCAAACATCTTCTTCTTCTCCTGATTTACCGGTGCAAACACCATTGTCATATGATTCAAATGAATCGCCTAGTTCTTTCTTATATACTTCTTTCATAAATTCGTCTTGCTTTACTACTTCCTCAAGGTTACCCTCATCGGGGATTTCACCCATGATATTCTCCTTTATTAGTTTTGTGTTACAGATGCAACATTACTATTTATAAAATTGGCCAATTATAAGGTACCTTTTTTATAAATATAGCTATGGATATATTAAGGAAATTGATATGGAATATCTAGAATTAGTAACAGAAGTGGGTTTCCCTATAGTCGGGGCAGGAGGAGCAGGTTATTTTGTATATTTAACACTTAATTTTATATTAGATGGAGTGTTAGATGACATTAAACAACAAAGAATGTTTGCCCAAGCTCTAGATAATAGAGTTAAAACTATGAATAGTGAGTTAATACGTATAGATGTAAAGATGTGCCAGGCATTTAATATAAGACCTGACGTTGACCGAATCGCAAGAGCAGATGGTAAGAATGATGCGAGGAGAGATTAATGACTGAGATAGAAAAAAGCACAATGAGATGGCGATGGAGTGCGCTAATATTATATCTCGCAATTTGTTTCTATGACTTTATGTTTGTGCCTATCTGGTTTGGATTGAATAGACCAGAGCTAGCAACATTTATTGAAATACTTAATACTGTTGAGGACCCATTAATACAATTAGAATTAATGAAAAAAATGACAGGCCAACATAATCCATTTACCCTCATGGGTGGTGGATTATTTCATTTGGCATTTGGAGCAATACTTACAGGTAGTGCATTTGGAATAGGGAAGAATTAATTATGGATGAA